CGTTGCTGTTGATAACCCGCTGCTTGACCACAAGACGGTCGGCTTGTTGGCCGCTGTCGCTGACATGGAACGCACCGACATCAAGGCACGTACCAAAATGTCATTGGCCCGCATCCAAGCTGAGATTGCCGAGAAGGGTAGCTATGTCACCAAGGCTGGCCGCACAATAAATAAGCTAGGCGCAACCGATACAACAGAGGCATCGTTGGCGGGGAATGCCGCAAATGCCCGTAAGGCGCTTGTCTATGCCACGCAACTAGAAAACCTGTTCAAAGCATTCGTTAAGCAGGGCATGTCGTACCGTGAAATGGCCTCAGAACTGAACAAAATAGGTATCTTGACGCCACGTAAAGCGGCTGACCCTGACATGCTAGAGAACCCAATATGGCACGCAAGCAGTACCCGCAACTATGTCAAACGCCTCATCAAAGCTGGGGTCATAAGTTCCAATAAGTAATTGTTGACTAATTAAGAAAGATAACTTTGGGTACGTTATCACGTATCAAACTGCAATTAATCGGAGAACCCTAACGACAGTTGGGTTAGGCTTTGGAGGGAATTACACATGAAACGTCAGTTAAATAGAACCGGCATGGTTTGGAGCCACATTGTCCCAAGTTGGACAACCGCCAACATTGTTATGCCAGCCAGCGAACGCGCAATGCACATTACGCCAAGTGAAGCACGGCATACACAGAATAGGAATGCAATTGAACTAGTATCACCGCCGAGAGCAAAGGAGCAAATACACAATGCCTTTAGATAATCAATTTATAATTCCAGAAGGGATGCGGCGAGCGCAAGCCGCAACCCACGTTGGCATTTCTGCCGCTCACTTTGACAAGCTAGTAATCGATGGCCTCATGCCTTCGCCACGTATCGCGGCGGGCGTTAAGATATGGCTTAGAAGTGAACTTGAGTATGCTTTGCTTGAACTTGAGCAAGACCAGCGGGGTTCAGTGCAATGCAAAAGCGAGTACACCTTAAACATCTGAATAGGTCCGGCGAATACAAGTCAGGTAACCCGCGTTGGTATTACCGGCCAGTAGGGCAGAAGGGCATCCCGATGCCTGACGCTACTATGGGGTCTGTTGAGTTCCTTAAAGCATATACCGAGGCGGCGGGCGTAGAGCCTGTACGGCCAATCATCAAGGGCAGCTTGGCCAGTGCCGTGTCAAAGTATATCGCCAGTTCGCACTTCACCACCTTGGCCCCGCTCACCCAAGGCGTTAGACGCCGTGCCCTAGAACGTATCAGGGAGACCGCTGGCAGTGAGAAGGCACTGACGCCGGACGTTATCCGCGCTGACCTCAAGAACTATCACGGCCACGCGCAGCACACTCAGCTTAAAATGTGGCGGGGGTTCTGCAAATATTTGATGCACATCGATGCGCTGAAGATAGACCCCAGCAAGGACATGGTCCGTGCGCCTGTTGTCAAATCTGATGGACACATACCGTGGGACCACAATGACGTTGAGATGTTCCGCAATCATCATGCTTTGAACACGCACCCACGCATGGCGTTTGAGTTGCTGTACTGGACCGGCGCAAGCATGGTGGACGCTGTCCGACTTGGACCAGGCAGCATACGCCCCGGTGGCTGGCTGTCATACCGCCGGTCAAAGACAGGCACCTTAGTCGAGATACCTTTTGACCGAGAACTGCCACACTTTGCACAGTCGTTTAAACGCGACCTAGACCTATTGCACAAAGCAATTGCCGCGCAAGCTGACAAGCACATGACCTACATTGTGACCGGCGGTTTCGCCAACAGCGGCAACGCAAAGAGCCGTGCAGTCAAAGGCGCATCGTCATGGTTTAGCCGACAGGCATCGGCGGCGGGTGTTGAAGGCAAGACAGCGCATGGCCTGAGAAAAAGCAGGGACATGGAGATTGCGGCCAACAACGGGTCAGCCACAGCCATTATGTCTTGGTTGGGCCACTCAACGCTGGTTGAGGCGAGTCGGTACATTAAAATGTTTGACAAAAGGAGGGCGTTATCAATATCAAATGGTGAGCATACAGGGGTTGGAACTTCCAACTCTAATTAAGAAACTTCCAAGTAACGCGCATGTTGCGCCAATAAATGACCAACTAACAAAGGACTATCTAATGAGTAATGTAAAAGTGGCAGCCCGTACGAGACTGCCTGAGTGTAATGATAACAGTAGTTTATCTTCACAAGTTCCAACTGACCCTGTCGTGCAGGGTCAAGAGGTTAGTCGAGCAAGTTCCAACTTATCCCTGATATTAGACGGTGTCAGCTTCACGCTGTTCTGCGTGTGCCTGATGGCCTCGTCTTGGTTTTTCTGTGCGCTGTCTGACGTCTGCACCGCCGCCAATGGGGGGCCGTTCTGATGCCTAAGCTAACCAAAACAGGATTTGAGATTGGTAGCTCTGAGGCAGGGGCAATCGTTCTAGGCAAGACCGCATTCCAGAACCGGCATGACATCTTGGAAAAGCACAAACTGGCCAAAGCTGGGGTCGAGACTATTGAGCCTGACTTAAAAAGTTGGGCACTTATTCGCGGCATCTTCCTAGAGCCAGCGGTGGCTAACATGGTTGAGTTTTGGATTAACGAACTGTGCGTCAAACCGTGTCAAATGTGGGAACCAACTGAGCCGTACCAGAAGGCTAGGGCGGCGAGTTCTATTGACCGAATTGTCAAGCTGGCTGACCCACTAACGCTGAAAAATCTTGAGGGCAAAGATATTGTTATGAGCGGCACCGGGGTGGTTGAGATTAAGACCGACCGATACCATCACGACAAGCCAAAACCTGAGTGGATATTTCAAGTGCTTCATCAAATGCACTGTAGTGACATCAACTGGGGAATGATTGGTTGTTTTGACCAGAACTTTAATTTGCATTTGTACCCGGTTGAGCGGTCGGCCAATCTCATTGGCATTATGCTTGAGGCATACGATGAGTTCTGGAACCTAGTTGATACTGACAGTCACTACCCGCCGGACCCTGACCCTGACGCTGACATTGTTGCTGTATCCTACCCTGACGGCTGGGAGACCAACGCTGACATCTCAGGTGCCGCCCAAGGCTATGTTGAGGCAAGCGCCGAGGTGGCCCTTGCCCGTGCCAAGCTGCGCGAGTTGGAGAAAGAGCGCGACGAGTACAAGAACGCGCTGGTCGATGTCATGTACCTGTCAAACATCACGCACGTTAATGCTGACGGCTACCGCATTCACTCGGAGTATATCAGCAAGCCCAAACGCAAAATGGTTGAGACCGATGAGGTCACCGAGACCCTAAAATTTTCTGTTAAGGAGTTAAATTAATGAGTAACGCATTAGTATCCCGCGCCCTGTTGCCACAAAATCTAGATGAAGCAATTAAGTTTGCTGAGTTTTATTCAAGGTCTGGCATGATACCGGCAGACTACCAAGGCAAGCCCGCGAACGTCCTCGTCGCAATAAATTGGGGGTTAGAGGTGGGCATATCGCCGCTTAGTGCGTTAAAATATATAAGCCTCGTGAATGGTAGGCCAGCAATATGGGGGGATGGTCTGTTGGCAATATGCCAGAACCACCCTCAATATCTTGGCATTGAAGAGACAAGCGAAGGTGAGGGCCAAGATTACAAAGCCACTTGTGTCGTTAAACGTGAAAACAAGAATGGAGACATAAACGAAACAATACAAATTTACTCCTACGCGAAAGCCCAGCGGGCAGGACTTCTGACACGGCAAACATGGAAGCAATACCCAGAGCGCATGATGCAATTACGTGCCAGAGGCTTTGCTTTGCGTGATGCTTTTGCTGATGCTGTCGCTGGCATCATCACGGCAGAAGAAGCCCAAGACATGCCGCCTATGAAGACCGTGCCCGTACAGCCCCAACCAGCGCCGTCAGGGCCGACCATAGCCGAGAGGGCAATGGCTGCAATTGAGCCGCCACAAGAGGCTGTGGAAGCTCCACAAGCTCCACCAGAGCCGGTTGAGGGGTTCGCCCTTCGTATCCCCGGCAAGCCTACGCAATCGTTCACTGTGCAAATGGACTTTGCTGATGCCTACAATGATTTGCTGTTGAAGGTTCGCCGAGCACGGTCATTGCCGGAAGCTGAACGCCGGACAAAAATGAAGGCGCTTGAAGAGGCCAATGCTGACACGTTCGCTATGCTTGATGAAGACTTGGCAAAGGAACTGCATGACAAGCGGTTGCAGTACAATGCCGGTCTAGGCGCTGAAGAAAAAGAGGCCCCCAATGACTGATGGTAAAGTAACCTTAACCGTTGAACAGCGGGAGTTTTACGACTTCCTAAAACTGTTCGTCAAAGTCCACGGCGTTGCACCGAGTTGGCGCGAGATGGGCGCTGGTTATATTGCTGGCGAGAAGGCCACCGTCATGCGGCACCCCGGTCAGATTGCGAGGACAATAGGATGCCTTGAAGAACGGGGCTGGATAGAAAGGTTGCCCGGTAAATCGCGGGCCATCAAGTTCCTCTAAAATTTTTTTGGCACACAGTACGCCACAACAAAATCGTCCGGCGAGTTGGTAAACCCGTAACGCTTCACCACTTGCCGGGCCATTTCATTGCATGTGTATATGTCTTGGAATGCCATAGTATTTGACACAAGCTCACGGTCCTTACCCAGCCCAATAAATACAAACAGGACGAAGAGGTGCACTACCTTTTCTTTGCGGTCTTGGCGCTTTGCCTAAATGCCTTTGCCGTTGGCGCACCCGCACTGCCAGGCTTTCGCATCTTCTCGCCACTACCGGCGGCGATACGTTTTTTCTTTGCATTGATGTTGGCGTACAAGCCAGGTTTCTTAGCCATTTGTTATCCTTTCTTTTGGTTGCGTTTTGAAATTCGTTTGCCCTTGGCCACGGCATCGGCCTTAGAACTTGCACCCCAATCCATCAGGCTTTTAAGCAATGGCGTAGGCTTACCGTTGCGCCGTTCTGGACCGCGCATACGTCCCATGCGTTGGAGAAAAGCGGCTCTTCGCGGGCCATTTCCAGTACGTTCTGGCCTACTCATTTATCATTTGCAGCGAGTGTTCGCGCACCTCATTATTGCGGCGGGTCCAACCTTTACCAAACGTCTTGAACGTCTTGAGACTTTCGTAAAACGATTGCCTCACATCTGCCAAACGCTTAACCACTTCAGAACTGTCGCTGTTGCTAACCGCTTGCAACGTCATTGGCCCAATCGCACCATCTGGTTTTGCGCCAACGCATTTCTGAAGCATCTTGGCCGCTCGGCTTGGCCCACTGTTAATCGCTATATCGCAAACCGAGTAATCTATACCCGCTGGTAAATCGTCACCGTTGATGGCGTCAAAATACCATTGCTTGTAAATTGGGCTGACGTCTTCTTTTGTCAGGTCTCGCATTTCCTGTTCAGTTGCTTCGCGGCCCAACCAACGAGAATACACGGCTCTAGTCACCCCTAAATTTGTCATGCCGCCAGGGTCACTCGGATGGTCTACAAACCCGCCCTCAGATTTAATGACGCTTTCGAATATTTGTTCCCAGCTTTCTTTCATTTGTATAGCTCCTCAATTAGCTTTTTCTGGCGCTCAACCTGACGCCGTTGGGCTTCCAAAATTATGAACTGCTCATCCAGGTCCGACCGCTTGGGCATCGGTATGACCTTGTCGCTTGTCACTTGGTCAGGCCCTTCTGCTTCTCGTAGGTACGCAACCCACCAATCCCAAGCATGCCGCCTAGAACGGTCATCATCGGCCCCATGTCTAGGACCGGGGCAACCTCGGCCCACTCGTAAAAGCCATAGATGCCGTACAATGCACCCGCTATAGGGTACACTAGGAAGTTGTACGCAAAGGACGCCGCGCAGACCCAGCCTACTGCCGGTCTCCAACCACCTTTGAACGTGGAGCCTGATGCCGCCTCGGCCTTGTTAATTTCTAGCTGGGCCAACAGTGCTTGTTGCGCGTGTTGGTCTGACATGGTGGCTATCTCATGGGCCAGCCGTGCCCGCTCGGTGGCGTCAGGAACAACCTTGTCTAGAACGCCGGTAAGCGGGGCAATGAGTGCGCTTACAATGCTCATGCTTCTTTGTGCCCGACAGCAAAGTAGGCTCCAACCAATGCGGACAGCGCCAGGTACTGCGCCATCAGGATACTCTCGGCAGCTTCCATACGCGCCGGGTCATAGACCGTTGCAGCGGTGCATATCAGCATCATTACCATTGCACCCCAGCACATGTGCCGCCGGTTGCGCTGGTATATTTCGTAGTTAAGGTGGTGCTTTTCTTCTAGTGTCATCAGGTCAGTTCCTCTTCAGTGAATCTAAAATCTCGGACAGGGTGGGGCGCTTGTCCTTCTTTTCGTAGACGCATGAGAACACCTTGGGGCACTCGCTAAAGGACAAGGTTGGGAAGTGGTAACCAAGACCTCCGAACCCCGCCGTAAAGCGATAGACGCACACGCGCTGGCCGGAATGGTCGGTGTATCTTTTCCATAAACTGCACGGCACATGTGTAGGGTTCGCCACCCCGGCCAAGGTCACAGCGAGAACCAATGCCGGTATCATCGCACCCCCTCCGCTGGCGGTGGCACTTGCTGGCTTGCCCAGATGACCGCAAGAACAATCCCAATGATGGTGATACCTATGACCAATGAAGCAATGAGAATGAAGATACCTTGTATCCGCTCACGCTTTTCAAGCCGTTGTTGTCTTTCAATCGCCGCCAAACGCTTGGCTTCCTTGTCTCTCTCGGCCTGTAAAACTACAATATCGTCCCAGGCTTTTGGCCCAAATCTCATGCTGATAGCCATGCGGGCGTCCCACAATGCCTCTTTGGCCAGCCGGGCATCAATCACTTCTTGGGCCGCTGACCCTGCACCAAGCTGGTCCTTGAGAGACATGCCGGACTTTTTCGCCCGCGCCTTTTGACACTGCTTGTTGCCTTCGAACAGGGCATCAATGTCGCCCGCCAGTTCGCCCATAGACTTGGCCGCTGAAACGCCTTCCTTGATTGCCGCCGCACTCGCTTTAACAAGTGCTATCCCGGCTAGTATCTCAGCGACCATATCATTTACTTCTTGTCAGTTTTCTTGGGCCGACCACGCTTGCGCTTCTCAGCCTTTGGCTGTTCAACATCATCGGTACGTTTGTTAATTGTACGCAGGTGAGGGTTAAGGTCCACGATAGTTACCATCTCGTTACTCCATTATCAGGCTGAGAAGCAGGGCGATTGTGGCGGCGGCTGACCCCAAGATGATATGTTCTAGCCTACGCATTCGGTGCAGTTGTTCCAGCCACCGCTCCTCTAGGCGCACCTCTAAGGCCACCAGCCGGTTGTCTATGCCATCGATGCGCTCATGGGCGCTTGCTACAGTTCGCTTATCCATTAGCTAGGCTCACTTGGCCAAGTAACTGAGTTTGGAAATCCTGCTTGCGTCGGCACGTCTCTTAGCGCCTGTCGGTATACGCGCCACTCGTCTGACATTGTTACATCACTGTTAGCCATCCAGTCGCAAGCAGCTAGTTTAGCGTCACGTTTTTTTCGGATAGCTATAGCAGCACCGTAAGCAGGGTCATATTCTGAAAATCTAGCGTCCCAAGCCGCTTCCTCTGCGGCTGTAAACTGAACGTCTACCCCATCAGTATTGTGAAATCTTGGCATAGCAGTTTCCTTACTTTTTAAATCCGTAAACACGGATTGTTCCAGAAGTAAAATTACCTCCTGACGATGGGCCGGAGGCTAAATAAAATTGGATAGCATTAATTGCTGTGGTGCTTCTGAAAACACTATTTCTATAAGCCTCACTGAGTGCAGCATAAGCATCACCGCCAGCAGAAACATACGAAGCAAACATAGAATAGTTACTTGTATTATCAGGGCTGATAAGAACAATGTCACCATTTCTAAGATTTTCTGCGGCAGTAGAGCCACCTCCACCCGAAAGTTCTAGATATGCTCTATTTGCTCCATCTGTAAAATAATCAGTACTGCCACTTAGGTAGTTAGACCCTCCGTCTGTACTAACCAAAGCGCGTAAAGTAACGTTTGCTGTTGCAGGCTTTAAATCAACTTTAAACAAATACGAACCATATGTGCTTGCATCAAAACCTGTGAAGTTTAATGTCGTACTATTATTTGCTGTTAAAGTTGCTATTAGTTCTGTCGCACCCCCTCCCGCTTCAGCCCAAGTAAGGCCACCAGTATTACCTGATTGTGCGGTCAGCATGTAACCGTTTACTGGGCTGTTGCTGACCTTGAGATTTGCCTCATCCACTACATTGTCAGCAATAACTGTTGCGCCATCTGCCGTACTAGTAACTTCACCAGAGTGATTGGGGTGGACGTAATTGTTAGCTGATGCGGCAACGCCATTAAGTTTTGTGTGGTCAGCATCCGTAAACACATTACTATCGGATGCGGATTCTACTAAAGTTCTAATTTCTGATGCTGTCTGGTCGGCAGTAGCACTAGCCTCAATGCCATCTAGTTTGGATTTCAACGTATTCGTAAAGTTATTTTGCGTCAGACCGCCATCGCCGACTGAATACTCTGTATTTGTGTCGGTTGGTGTTGCCCAAGTAAAAGTGCCATCGCCATCAGAGCGCAAAAACTGGGACGTGCTTCCGTTACCTGTTACCTTTAGATTGTCAGCATCAATGACATTTGACGCGACAACAGTTGCGCCATCGGCAGAACTGGTGACTTCGCCACTGTGATTAGGGTGGACGTAATTGTTAGCACTTGCAGCAATGCCATCCAACTTAGTACCATCGGCTGATACATCCCGACCATCTACAGTTTGACTGCCAGCCATTGTGAGATTGCCAGAAAGCTGACCTCCCGACAGAGGCAGGAAGCCAGAGCCAGCAGTTACGCCCTGCTCCCACGCACTACCAGTATAAACTTTAAGAGTATCGCTGCTTGTGTTGAAAAATAAATCACCAGCATTGAGATTGGAGCTAGGGTCAGAACTCCCGCTAGAATAAACCTCGGAAAATGCGGTAATACCAGATAAATTTGTAGCAACGGTATTAACGTTTGATATAGAGCCAGACACGTTTGACATAGCTGTAACGTTGGCGGATGTGCCAAGGATACCCATATCTTCCACAACCGCTGCCGTGCCTAGGAAGCCCATATCTTCAACAACTGCCGAGGTGCCAAGTAATCCCATTGCTGTGACGTTTGCTGATGTCGCAAGCGTGTTCATATCGGACACAATGTCGGACGTTGCCAGCGTGTTCATATCTGAGACAACATCCGTTGTGCCAAGTATTGCTAAGTCAGCAACAACGTCAGACGTTCCAAGCAAGGCCATATCAGCAACAACATCGCTCGTTCCAAGCAAGGCCATTGCTGCTACATTGGAAGACGTAGCAAGCAAGTTCATGTCAGTGACAATGTCACTGGTGGCAAGCGTGTTAAGGTCGGAAATAATATCACTAGTAGCTAAAGTATTCATATCAGCGACAACGTCTGTAGTAGCTAGTATTGCCATATCTGCGACAACATCTGTCGTGCCTAAAATAGCCATATCAGCAACCGTTTCTGACGTTCCCAGCAATCCCATCGCGGTGACGTTAGCAGACGTTCCCAGCAAATTCATATCTTCGACGATTGCAGCCGTACCAAGAGTATTCATATCAGCAACAACATCGCTGGTGCCTAGAATTGCCATGTCCGCAACAGCATCGCTAGTGCCTAGTCGTCCAATCTCTGTAGCTTTCCCTGCAACCACGCCTATGTCGGTGGCATCGCCAGCCACAGCGGTCACATCGCTTGCTATCCCAGCCACGGTCGTGATGTTGCTGGCAATACCAGCAAGTGTGTTTTGATTTGTGACATTGCTAGATGTCGCTAAGGTATTCATGTCGCTGACTGCGTCAGATGTGCCCAGCAAGTTGATAGCGGTTGTCACATCGGCCAGAGATTGAACCGCCGTAATGCTTGGCCCAGCTTCTGGGTTGCCTGATGTAGCGTTGAACCCCAAGACTGTTCCCTTGCGGGCGTCCTTGTTTGGCAGGGTCATATCAATGCTGGTGGCGTCATCCACCGGGGCAATCAAGGTGCGGTCTAGGCGCTCGTCTTGTTGCTGAAACAGCATCATGTTTGTGTCGAAGTCTGTCTCTAAGCTAGTGGCATTTATAGTGCCGCCGGATGTGTACACACTTGACCTGGCCAGTGCCGTCTTGGACATAATCGTGACTATCTGGCCGTTCGTTGGCGTATTGCCTGACGTAAAGGTAATAGACCCCGCGCCGGTCGAGGACGTTATGCTGACCGTGTAGTGCGTTGAGATTGTCTTTAGCGTAGTGCCGACAAAAACCGCAACATCGGCCTCAGTGTTTACCGAAAAGCTAAACGAGAACTCATTGGTTGAGCCATTGGCCGTGGCCTGGGCTTTGCGCGTAACTGCGCTGATTGCAAAAGTGGCCATTACCAATCCTTCCTATTAATGATTGTACACTGTTTTGGGTGATTTGTCATTGTCATAACTCGCCAAGCTGACGGCGGCTTTCCAGCATAATGTCCACCCCTGTCATTCCTCGCTTGCTTCTAGTGCCAGGACGCCCAGCCATGTATTCCTTTGCCAAAGTCCGGCGCTCAATCAAAACTCCTGATAACAAATCGAACTTGTCATCGTCAGTAATGGCATCGGCGTACTCTTCGCTGGTCAGCATCTTGTCCAAAGCAATAACAAGTTTTTCGCTTTCATCGTAGTATATGTCATCTGGCATATAGCCACGGTCATCAATGGTATTTATTGTGCTGATGAACATACTAAATTGTTCATTGTTTAGCTTGGTCTGTCCTATGCGGTCGCGGTGGAACCCGAACACACCAGCCCCAACCTCGGCCAACCTAATTAGTTCCTCGTCTAAACTAGAGTACGCACCATCCTGAATTTTAAACGGGTTAATTGTTTCAAGCCTAGTGCCGCGCCCTTGGTACTTTTCCTCGCCCCAAAAATTCAAACCTTTTGGCAAGTTTTCTGAG